TATGGCCTTAAAATTGGGGAAATTAATGTTACCGACCCAATTGCATCGAAAGTATTTTCCGATGTTCAACGGATGTATTTCACACCGAGGAATGATTATTATGGCACATTGGTTATTGTTCCGTATCAATGTAATATAACACTGACGAACTTATCAATGGTAAATTACGGGGACTATGGATTTTCTCCGGGGGGAGCAGAAGTTCAGATTCCGTTCCCAGTAAACGTGGCTAACGAATCATTTACCCTAAAAGCCGAGTTATACGATAACAATGCAAATTTGGTTTTTTCAACTCCAACCATAGTTCAAACATTCGATCCTACGGGGGCAAGTTTATATGGAACAAGTGTCATAGCTACGAACGGAAGTGGTAGTAGCACATCGTTTCCGACCGATGCTAACAATTTCACGGTTCATAACAACCTTTATTTGCCGGGTATTCCTTCCGCCAATCCACCAATGAGGTTCTTGGCATTGCAATATCCTCAAGATCAAGTTGGCTACACTTCGGTATCAAATATATCCTTAATCCCGACCAACACCAACGATGCAAGTTCTGTAGATTACATTAACATCGAAGTCAATGGAAACACTGTCGGAAGGTCGCTTGCGCTAAAATATAGCGGAAGCACTCCAAGTGTGTTCGGAAGACGGGTGTTTGTTGACCCTACGGGTAGAAAAACAACATATTTATAAAGGGGTTTTGTAGCAATTTGGGAATATGTATCAAGCACAGGAACAGTTATGAAAAAAAGCAACATTCAAATCGTCAAGGATTATTTGGCGGGCGAACGCCCAATTACTCAATTTGGTTATACCGGAAAAAAGTATGTAAAACGAAAAATAGGAGAGCGATGGACCGATGCCAAAGGGGTTGAATGGGAACAAAAAGAAAGCGGTCCACAACGGTTTAATCGGGTGGCGGAGATAATCCGAGAAACTATTGGCGAACAGAAATGTAAATGTGGAGCCGACATGAAGTGGGGGTCAAAGGCCGACCGTCTTTTTTTCCGAAGAACTGGTCTCTGCGAAGATTGTCTGATTGACTACGAAACCAAGTTGCGAGTTTTAGGCATTTTTGAAGCCTATGAGAAATATAAACTGGCCTCCAATGAACTTGGAGCGACCAAGGATTTGAAGGTCAAAATTGAAGATACCATAAAGTATTTCTCATCGGGAGATACTGATGTCACGATGCTTTGCAATTCGGAAGGATTTACCGAACGATGGAAAACGACCAATGCCGAGGAAGTTGTCACCAATGCCAAGAAGGATTTGGAAGAGACAACTAAACGAATTGACATCCTTGAGAAGTTTAAGGACGAATGCAAACAAAAGTATGTCGAAGGCGCAACCAAATACGGACTTGAAATCATATGTCAGACGGAAAAATCTCCTATCAAGAGTTAATCAGAAACGAATATAAAAAGTGCTTGGAGTCGCCAGTTTACTTCATGAAGCACTATGTCAAAATTAAGCACCCTATACGGGGGACTATTCTTTTCGATCTATTCGATTTTCAAGAGGAAACTCTCCAATCGTTTCACGATTACAAGTTCAACATCATTCTAAAGTCCCGTCAGATGGGAATTTCAACGCTCGTAGCTGCGTATGCGCTATGGCTGATGACGTTCTTCAAGGATAAGAACGTGCTTCTGATTTCTTTGAAACAAGATGATGCGAAGGAAGTCGTATCTAAAGTTCGAGATGCATATAACGAATTGCCGCCGTGGCTCAAAGTCAAATGTTTGGAAGACAATCGTCTCTCAATGAAGTTCAACAATGGTTCTGCAATCAAAGCCGCATCTACGACCAAGAAATCGGGTGTTGGCCAAGCCCTTTCGCTTCTGATTATTGACGAAGCGGCCCTTATTGAAGAAGCGGAGGAACTGTGGACTTCCGCACAACCTACGTTGTCAACTGGTGGTAACGCCATTGTCCTATCAACCCCTCGTGGTGTCGGTAACTGGTTCCACAAAATGTGGCAGGGTGCCGAAGCTGAGAACATGAATAACACGGTAGGTAAGAACGGGTTTCATCCGATTACTCTTCCGTGGCATTTACATCCTGAACGTGATGATGAATGGCGTCGGGTCGAAGGTGAAAAACAAGGAAATCCGAAAAAAGCATCCCAAGAATATGACTGTAACTTCCTTGCGTCAGGTGATAACGTCGTTGACTTGAACATCATCGAGTTTTATAAAAAGAACAAGGCATCTGACCCCATCGAATGTCGTGGCATGGACAAAAACCTATGGGTGTGGGAATATCCCGACCGAAGTCACGTCTATGTTATTGCGGCTGACGTGGCCCGTGGTGATGGTGCGGACTATTCGGCCTGCCATGTTTTGGACATCAGCCGAGAGAAGCCAGTTCAAGTTGCCGAATATAAAGGCAAGATAGAGACCAAGGATTTCGGGGATTTCCTCGTCGCTTTGGCGACGGAATATAACGGATGTTTACTCGTCGTCGAACGTGAAAACGTCGGATGGGGCACTATTCAAGAAGTCCTTGACCGTGGATATTCGAATACTTTTTATAGTTCTGCGGATTTGAAATATGTAGAAGTTCAACGACAATTGAATAATAAATGGGCGTCGGAAGACAAAAAACTGGTCCCGGGATTCAGCACAAACATGAAAACCCGACCGCTGATTATTGACAACATGGAACATTATATGCGCCAAATGGCCATTGAAATACGTTCCAAAAGAACTTTGGCTGAGTTGGAAACATTCATTTGGAAAAACGGAAAACCCATTGCAATGGAAGGATATAATGACGATTTGGTGATGTCACTGTGCATTGCCCTATGGGTTCGTGATACGGCACTTCGTTTACGCCAAGAGGGCGTGGAACTAACAAAACTTGCGGTAGGTGGAATAACATCAACGAAGAAGGATATAACCCCCGTTTACAAGGCCAAACAGCAGCAAACCGGGTTTAATTCATGGAAAATGAATACTGGACGGCAGGGATTCGGGAAAGAAAATCAAGAGGATATACGATGGCTTCTTGGTTAATTGGCTATATTTATAGAAAAGGCCGAAATCGGTCTTACACATATACACACTAAACTGAAAGAAATATTATGCCAGCAAACTCAACTCCACCCGGACAACAATTCGAAGACGAGATACTCGACGTAAAAAAGCAATCGCTATATGCGAGGTTAAAGAGACTCTTTTCGACAGACGTTATCGTTCGTAACGTCGGTGGTAAGCAACTGAAGATAAAAGATACCGATAGCATTATGTATGCTACGGACAGAAACAGTCTTCGAGACCGTTTCAATCGTATTCGCTCTTCAGGCTACAACGCTTATACTCGTGATTTTGCCCTATCCTATCAAGCGGCCCGCATGGACCTCTTTCGTGACTATGACACGATGGATATGGACCCCATTATCTCCTCGGCATTGGACATTTATGCGGATGAATGTCTTACCTACAATGAAGTAGGCAAGATGATTACGGTTCACTCGACGAACAACAACGTCAAGCGAATCCTCGAAAACCTCTTCGATGAAGTTCTCAATGTCCGTTTCAATTTGTGGTCGTGGGTTCGTAACATGACCAAATATGGAGATTTCTATCTCAAACTCTATGTTACTCCCGAATATGGCGTTTACATGGTTGAACCCATTTCTGCGTATAACGTAGAGCGCATTGAAAACTCTGACCCATCCAATAAACGCTACGTCAAGTTCCAACTTCGCCCGACCGATACATCACAGGCCGAAATCCTTGAGAACTATGAAGTGGCTCACTTCCGCCTTATTTCCGACAGTAACTTCCTTCCGTATGGTAAATCCATGATTGAAGGTGGTCGTCGTGTTTGGAAACAGCTTTCACTTATGGAAGACGCTATGCTTATCAGTCGTATTATGCGTGCTCCCGAGCGTCGTATTTTCTATACTGACATTGGAAACATCCCACCCAACGAAGTGGATGCTTACATGCAGAAAATGATGGATAAGATGAAGAAAGTCCCATACGTGGACGAACAAACGGGTGAATACAATCTCCGCTTCAACTTACAGAACATGATTGAGGATTACTACATCCCCGTTCGTGGTGGTGATAGTGGAACCAAGATTGACACTTTGGCAGGTATGGAATGGACAGGTATTGACGACCTCGAATACGTCAAGAATAAGATGATGGCCGCTCTCAAGATTCCAAAGGCATTCCTTGGATATGAAGAAGGCATTTCGGGTAAAGCAACGCTGGCCTCGGAAGACGTTCGTTTTGCTCGAACCATTCAACGTCTGCAACGTATTATCTGTTCAGAACTAAGCAAAATTGCCATTGTTCACCTTTATGCTCAAGGCTATCGTGATGAGTCACTGGTTGATTTTGAAATCGAATTGACC